TGGGAATGCTGGTTGTATTATTCAAGAGAAACGAAAGGTACTATTAAAGAAAGATTAGAACAAGCAAAAAAAGGATTCCCTTGTGTATGGAGTTCTACAATAGATGGAGTTAATACCAAAACCTGTTATTGGGATGTAATATTAAAAAATAAATACTTATGAAACTACAATTAGAAGCACACAATTTTAAATATGTTGTTGAAACACCAACAGATGATTTAACAGCATTAGAATTTTTAGAAATTATAAAAGGTTTAATGTACCAAATGACATTTACTGAATATACTATTAACGAAGCTATTTTAGAATTAGCTGATGAAATTAAACAAGATGCCTGATATAACAATGTGTAATGGACAAGGTTGTGAATTAAAATAAACCTGTTATAGATATAAAGCTGAACCAAGTGAGTATAGGCAAAGCTATTTTATTGAAGCACCTATTGAAGATGAGCAATGTGATTACTATTGGGAAGTAGAAGACTAATAAATGAAAACACTAAACCAAATATTAATTGAAGCAGGAATTAAAACCATAAGGCCTGAAAACAAAAAACACGCTATATGGTTAGAGTACAATAATAAAAGAATTATAAGACCGAATCCCGATTCTTGTTATTATGAAGTTTTAAAACATTTTTTAATTGATTTAAAAGAGTTTGAATAATAAATTTAACAATTAGTTATTTGTATTATTTTTAAATAAACAATAGTTGATTTTTATTGATATGGAAAAAATAGACAAAAGAAAATTTAACGGCGGTAATAGCACAAAAACAAATGGTGCAGACAAACGCAAGAATGAATATCGTTCTGCATTAGAACAAGCTGCAACAGTTGAAGATGTAATATCAGTTATTAAAATGGTACATACAAAAGCAGTTACCAAACAAGATATAAAAGCAGCACAATTATTCTTGGAGTATTATTTAGGAAAACCAAACCAAAGTATTGATATTAATTCAAGCGAAGGATTTAATGTGAACTTTAACGAATTGTTTAAATTTAAAGAATGATAAACATACATAGTAAGTATAAACCAATAGGAACTGCTGATAGTAGATACTTTGTAATAACAGGTGGTCGTGGTTCAGGTAAATCTTATTCTGTTAATTTACTTTTAACTATGCTCACCTATGAAAGTGGGCATACTATTTTATTTACAAGATATACTTTAACATCTGCTTATATTTCTATTATTCCTGAATTTATAGATAAGATTAATACACTTGGTTTAAATAATGATTTTCACATTACTAAAGAAGAAATAGTTAATTTAAAAACAGGTAGTAAGATTCTATTTAAAGGAATTAAAACTTCAAGTGGTGACCAAACTGCGAACTTAAAATCATTACAAGGCGTTACTACTTGGATATTAGATGAAGCTGAAGAATTAACAGATGAAAGTACATTTGATAAAATAGATTTATCTATAAGAAGTAAAGACAAACAAAATAGAGTTATACTTATATTAAATCCAACAACTAAAGAACATTGGATATATAATCGTTTCTTTGAAGGTAAAGGTATTAACGCTGGTGATAATACAACTAAAGGCGATACAACTTTTATCCATACTACATACGAAGATAATATAGAAAACTTATCTGAATCTTTTATAACACAAATAGAAGATATTAAACGCAGAAGACCTGAAAAGTTTAAGCACCAAATATTAGGTGGTTGGTTAGATAAAGCTGAAGGAGTTATATTTACAAATTGGAAAATAGGAAAGTACGAACATATAGGCACAACTGTATTCGGTCAAGACTTTGGATTTAGTAATGACCCTACTACATTAGTAGAATGCAATATAGACGCTTCTAATAAACGAATATATATAAATGAATGCTTTTCATTACAAGGACTTACAACGTCGCAGATATACAATTTAAATAAGCAATATGTTAAAGATGCTTTAGTAGTAGCAGATAGTGCTGAACCAAGATTAATTAGTGAGTTATCTAATTTAGGTTTAAATATAGTTCCAACAATTAAAGGTCAAGGTAGTGTAACATATGGAATAAGTTTATTACAAGATTATGATTTGATTGTAACACCTGAATCAATTAATTTAATAAAAGAGTTAAATAACTATTGCTGGTTAGAAAAGAAATCAAACACTCCTATTGATAATCACAACCATTTATTAGATGCGTTAAGATATGCGGTAAGCTATCAATTAGAAAATCCACACAAAGGAAACTATTATATTTATTAATTATGACATACGGACAAATTATAGCAACAATAGAATGTTACATTTATTTAAAGACAAATAATAATGTAAGAATAGGTATGCCGAGAAACGTAGGTGAAATAAAGAAAATGCAACAAATGTATGAAGTAGCAAAGCAAGAGGTGTTATATATGTGGCAAGTTTAAAATGTTAAAGTTTTGTTAAAATTTGTAAAATGTTTTTTTTGTTTAAAACTTTGTGTACATTTGTATGGTAATCAAATAACAAATAGAAATTATGACAAAAATTACAACAAGATTTGAAGCAGAAGATTTAATTTTGGATTTATATCAATCAGCTAAAAAAGGTTTAAATGTTGAGTTTAATATAGAGAATGAAAAATTATTATCTGATTCATTAAATAATAATATTAAAAATTTAGTAGTTAATTATTTAACTAATGAGATAACAAGATTTCAATTTGAAAATGATTTAGATTTATTTTCTAAAATGGTTAAAACAAATTAATATTAAACAATAACATTATGAAAACATTAGTAGCAGTATTATCAGCAACAGTAGGAATGCACACAGATAAAATGATTGTAGCAATTCCTTGTTTATTATTAACTTTTTACATCTTATATAAAAGTGCAAAAGATTCTAAATAAGTGTTGGGAAAAAGAATTGTATATTTATCCTATTCCTATTAAACAAACGTACTACGAAAATAAAAGGCAAGTACAAAAATGTAAGATAGCAATTAAAACAGGAAATAAAGAAATAATAGGAGAAAGAATATACAGACAAGACGAAGAACTATATAACGAAATAAATAAATTGTATAGTTATTACGCAAATAAAATTTGAGTTAGTTTTTTTTAAAGTGGAAATTGGATAGTTAGAAATAGCTATCCTTTTTTTGTTTTATACATATAGCGTTAATTTTAATTTTTAAATAAAAAAATGAAAGTTAATATTACTATTCCTGAATCGTTAAAAGAAGTTACTTTATATCAATACCAAAGATTTGAAAAACTAACAACAGAAAATGAGCCAAGTGAATTTGTAAACCAAAAAACAATAGAGATATTTTGTAACATAGAACTAAAAGATGTTGCAAGAATACGCATAGCTGATGTAAGTAATTTATTAACGCATTTAAACGATTTACTACAACAAAAACCTAAACTAACTAATACATTTAAGTTAGGTGTTTATGAGTTTGGATTTATACCTAAACTTGAAGATATAACTTCAGGCGAGTATATAGATTTGGAAACTTATTTAAGTGATACGCAAACGCTTCATAAAGCTATGGCGGTTCTTTACAGACCAATTAAAACAAAAGTAAAGGATTTATATACTATTGAAGATTACGAGGGTGCAGACAAATATAGTGAAGTTTTAAAGTATATGCCATTAGATATTGCTTTAGGTTCTATGCTTTTTTTTTGGACTTTGCTCAACGATTGCGTGAGCGGTTTAGCGGATTATATACAGAACGAAGCGGGACAATCGGAACAAGCGAACAAGCTTTTGGAAAAAAATATGGATGGTATCAATCAATCTATGCAGCAGCTCAAGGGAATGTACTCAACTTTAATTCCGTCACAAAACTTCCAATCACTCAATTAATGATGTGGTTAATGTTTGAAAAAGAAAAAACAGAAATAGAAATTCAAAATATAAAAAGAAATGGTGTACGACATAATTAATTTAATAAGAACAGCTTTATTAGAAGAACCTTTTTGTAATACAGTTACAGAGGGTGATATTTTTGATGTTGATTTAAACAAGCAAACTATATTTCCGTTAAGTCATATTATAATGAATAATGCTTCACATCAAGGTAATACAATTCAATTTAACATTACTATTTTAGCAATGGATATTGTAAACCAAAAAGATGAAGAAAACAAATTAGATATTTGGAATACGCAAATGTTATTACTTACAAGATTAATGGATAGGTTGAATAGAGGTGATTTAAGAACTAATAATTTTGAGCTAACAGGCAATCCAAGTTATGAGCCATTTTCTGAAAGGTTTGAAAATGATTTAGCAGGTTGGGCATTAACATTTGATTTAGTAGTTAGAAACGGAATGACTATTTGTAATTAAATTTATGTTAGATAATAAAAACACAAAGGAATATTTAAACGCATTTGCTAAATATGTAATTCAGCAGAGTAGAAGTAATTTATCAAAGCAAGGTAAGAATAATCAAAAAAACTTATATAATAGTTTAGATAAAGAAATTGAGGTTGGTGCTAATAGTTTTCGTTTGGCTTTTTTAATGGAAGATTACGGAAAATTTGTAGACAAAGGTGTAAAAGGAAAAACAAGTTCAACAAAAGCACCAAATAGTCCATATAAGTTTGGAACTAAAACAGGAAAAGAAGGCGGTTTAAGAGAAGGAATATTAAAGTGGGTAAAACAAAAACAAATTCAATTTAAGAGTAGACAAACAGGAATGAAGTTAAGTTATCAAAACACTTCATTTTTAATATCAAGGTCAATATATCACAAGGGTATTAAACCGAGTTTGTTTTTTACAAAACCATTTGAGAAAGCATTTGAACGTTTACCTGATGAATTGGTTGAAGCGTATGGTTTAGACGTAGAACAATTTTTACAATATACAATTAACAAAAAATGAAAAAGATATTTATAAGAAGTCCGTATTTTATCGAAGTAGATGAAGTAGGTCAAACAAATGCAAAGATAGAAATATTTTTATGGAATAAAGGTTTTTCTGAACCTGTAACTCCAAACTATACACTAACTAAAAACATAGCAAGTGCTACACAAAATTTAATTGCTTGGAATGTATCAAACTTCGCAAAGGATTTTATTAAACCTGTTTCACCTATAAACGTTTCAGTTCCTACTGAAGAAGATGCTGCTTGTTGGTGTTATATGAAAGTATTACGTTATTCAGACGATATTGAATTAGACGACGAAACGTTTGTTTGTTTAAACGGATATACACAATATTTAAACGGATATAATCAAAGCACAACTGATGCGATTGTACCGCTTGTAAACGAAGATATTATATTAACTCACGATAAATATATTAATTGTTGGCTTGATTCTGATGCGAGTGATTATGAGTGGGAATGGGGAACTGATGACGATATTATAAGTTTGCCTACGGAGGGAACTTTGTATAAATTGCCTATTGCTTATGCGAATAGAAATAGACTTTTGTTTGAATCTGATATTATTTTCAACGTAGTATCAAATGAAGTTTGTGAGCCAAAATATACTCCTGTAATATGTTCGTTTATTAATCGTTATGGTGGTTGGCAGTATTTAACTTTCTTTAAAGCTAATAGCAGCTCAATAGACGTGACTTCTAAAGACTATAACCTATTACCAAGTTCAATAGATTATAATACGTCACAAGGTCAAAAAAGAATATTCAATCCACAAGGTAAGCAAAAGATAAAATGCAATACAGGTTGGGTTGATGAAAATTATTCTGAATTGATAATTGATTTGTTATTAAGCGAGGTTGTTTTATTAGACAATAAACCTGCAATAGTAAAAAGTCAAAGTTCAGATATTAAGACGCATTTAAAAGATAAAAATATAAACTACGAAATTGAGTTTGAATTTAACTACGGACTAATTAACAACGTGATATGATAGTTAGCTTATACATATATGTAGATGGAATTGCAAAGCGTATTGAATTATTTGAAGATGAAAAAATAAGCATTACAAGTTCTATTCAAAATGTGAATGATATAAGTAAGGTATTTACTGATTATTCGCAATCTTTTACTATTCCAGCAAGTGTAACTAATAATGAAATATTTAAACATTGGTACGAAAATAGTATTGATAATGGATTTGACCATAGATTAAGATATAATGGCTATATTGAAATAGATACACAAATGTTTAGAATGGGGCGTTGGCAGTTAGAGGGTGTAACTTTAAAAGATAATTACGTTGAAAATTACAAACTTACTTTTTATGGTGCTTTAAAATCTTTGACAGATAAATTCGGAGAAGATAAATTAAAAGACGTTGAAACATTAAACGATTACACTTTAAATTATAGTGGTTTAAACGTAGAGAACGCAATTAAAACTACATTAGATTTTGATTTAATGTTTCCATTAATTAGCTCTCAAAGAGTTTGGCAGTATGGTAGTGGTGGCTCAAATGATATAAGCCAAAATTCGCATCATATACATTATTACGAATTATTCCCAGCTTTAAAAGTTGCAAGGGTATTTAATGCTATTGAAACAAAATATGATATTACTTTGAATGGTGATTTCCTTTCAGATGAAAGATTTACTAAAGCGTTTTTATGGTTAAAGAATAACGAATCATCTTCATTAATTCCTAAAACAGAACCTCAACTATTAACGCTAATAGACGAAACGACTGATTATTTTATAATTGCTGATAATACATTAACAGTTACTAACTATACAAATCCTGACCAAACAGACCCAAGATTTACAATACTATTTAATTTTACCGCAACAACGGATTCTTATTTGACAGTTTATAAAGATGGGCAATTTTACACGAGCGTAAATGGTTCAGGTAATACTTTATTTTTTAATCCATTGTTTGGTTTACTTCCTGGAGATTATCAGTTTTTTATTAGAACGGAATTACCTACTGCATACACTGCTACGCAAGTTGGAACGTATTACGACATTCCTACATCAAGTACTATTACAATGTTTACAAATATTCATTCTGATAACTTGGTTAATTTGTTAGACTTACCAGCATTAGCACCTGATATTAAAGTAAGTGATTTCTTTAGTGGAATATTAAAGATGTTTAACTTGACTTGCTTTTCAGAAAACGGAATTGATTTCCAAGTTGAGCAGTTAGAAGATTGGTACAATTCAGGAACGTTAGAGGATTTAAGCGAATATGTAATTACAGAAAATATAGAAATAACAGGCGTAAAAACTTATAAAAAAATAGAGTTTAAATACCAAAAATGTGAATCATTACTAAACAGAAATTTCTACGATACCAATTCAAGAGAGTATGGTGATTTATCTTATTCATTTGATAACGATGGAACGGAATATAAAATAGAATTACCATTTGAAAATATAATGTTTAACAAATTTACTGATACTAATTTACAAGTAGGATATGCTTTAAAAACAGATTTGAATCAGTACTTACCAAAACCTATTATTTTATATAAATACGAAAATGCAGAATGTGATTTCTATTTAAACAATGGAACTTCTACTGTAAATATAACAGATTATAACGTGTTTGGACAAGATGTTTTAAACGTAGATACAAACCATTCGTTAAATTGGGGTGTAGAAATAAGTAGTTATTTAGAAGCACCAATAGAAAACTCTTTATTTTACGATTATTATTTATCGTACTTAAATAATATTTACACAATAAAGGCACGATTGATTAAATTAAAAATGCGTTTGCCTTACGAAAAGATTATAAAACTAAAATTAAATGATAGGATAGTAATAAGGGACAAGCGTTATTTAATAAATCAATTCACAACGGATTTAACAACTTTCGAAGTAGACTTTGAATTAATACAAGACTTTAGAGAAATATAATATGTTAAAAATAATAATAGAAATGCTTGAATTTCAAAAGTTAGGAACAAGCGAAGCGGTTGATATCGCAAAAGGAAAATATAAAATACCAAGTAACATTAAGGAACTTAAAAACTCAATTAAATGGCAATTACAAAAACAATAGAGATTGATGTTAATTCGTCACAAGCCGTAGCAGGTTTAGACAATTTAGATAAATCGTTAAAGAAAGTAAATAAATCAGCTACTGATGTAAATGCTTCATTTGAAGAAGTTTATGGTGATTTAAAACCATTAACTGCAAGAATGGGTGAAGCTGAAGATAGACTTTATGAGTTAGCTTTAGCAGGTCAAAGTGCAAGTCAAGAATATAAAGATTTATTACAATCTGTTGGAAATTATCGTAAGGTACAAATGCAAACAGATATGGTTGTAGATGCTGCTGCTACAACTTTTGATAGTAAATTAGGTGGTGCTTTACAAGGTGTTACTTCGGCGTTTGCAGGAGTACAAGGTGCAATGGCTTTAACAGGTAATCAAAGTGAAGAATTAGAACAAGCGTTACTAAAAGTTCAAGGTGCTATGGCACTTGCTGAAGGTGTACGTGGTATTCGTGAGGGAATGGTAGCTTTCAGAGCATTAGGTGTTTCTGCTAAAATTGCACTTGCTGGAATAAGAACAGGTATTGCAGCAACGGGAATTGGTGTTTTAGTTTTAGCTTTAGGTGCTATTGTAGCTTATTGGGACGACATAAAAGGTGCGGTTAGTGGTGTAAGTAGTGAACAAGAAAAACTTAATGAATTAGCTGCTGAAAATGTAACTGCACAACAAACAAAACTTGATGCTATTGGTGGACAAGAAAATATTTTAAAGTTACAAGGCAAATCTGAAAAAGATATTTTAAAATTAAAAATAGCACAAACAGATGAAGTAATTAAAGCAACGGAAAACCAAATTGCTCAAAATGATATAACTGCAAAAGCACAAATAGCAGCTTCGCAAAGAAATAGAGATATATTATCAGGCATTATTAAATTTATACAAATGCCATTATCTATTTTGTTAAGTAGCATTGACGCAGTAGGTGACGCATTAGGACAAAACTTTGGTTTAGCAAAAGGATTTGATAATTTAATCAACAAAGGTGCGAGTTTAATATTTGACCCTGAAGCAGAAAAAAAGAAAGCAGATGAGGTAAGAAAGGAAAGTTTAAAAGGTTTAGAAAAATTAAAAAATGACAGAGCAGGTTTACAACTTTCTTTAAAAAATATTGATGCACAAGAAGCTAAAGATGCACAAGCAAAACAAAAAGAAGCTAATGATAAAGATATTGAATTAGCAAAAGAAAAAGCAGACGCATTAGAACGTATTAGACAGGGTGAAATTGATACTGAAGCAGAACGCAGAGCAGAAGAATTATTCCAAGTTCAAGAACAATACAGATTGTTAATTGAAGAAGCTAAAAAGTATGGAAAAGATACTACTGCATTACAAGAAGCACAACGTACAAAAGAACAAGAATTAAAAGATAAATTCAAAGCAGAAGATGATGCAAAAGCATTAGACAAAAAACAAAAAGACGAAGAATATTGGAATACTGAAGCAGAAAAAGCTATTGAAAGAACTGCAAAAGCAAAAGAAGAATCTGACAAACAAATTGAAATAGAAAGAGCGGTTACTGATGCAAAATTAGCTTTACAAAATCAAGCATTAGATACTGCTGCTAATGGAATAGGAGTATTAAAAGGATTATTTGAAAAAAATAAAGGATTGCAAAAAGCTGCATTAATTGCTGAAAGTGCTATTGGTATTTCTAAAATTATAATTAATACACAAGCTGCAAACTCGGCTGCAAAATTAAAATATTCATTACTTCCTGGAGGTGCTGCTTTAGCTGCAACTGAAATAGCTTTAAATAAAATAGGTGCTGGTATTGGTATTGCTGCGAATTTAGCTGCAACTTCAAAAGCGTTAAGTGCTTTAGGTGGTGGAAGTGCAAAAGGTGGTTCTGTTGGTGGTGATAGTGGAAGTGGTACTTCAGCTCCTGCACCACAATTTAACGTGGTAGGTAATAGCGGAGTAAATCAAATCGCACAAACATTAGGTAGACAACAACCTATTCAAGCGTATGTAGTAGCAAATGATGTAACTACTCAACAAGGTTTAGACAGAAACATAGTTAGAAATGCAAGTTTAGGATAATATAACAATTTAATAATTAATTAATTTTAAATAAAAAAGCAAATGAATTTAATTGAATTAATAATAGACGACAAAGAAGATTTACAAGGCGTAGAAGCAATTAGTATTGTAGCTACTCCTGCTATTGAATCAAACTTTGTAGCATTAAAATCAGAAGAAATAAAACTTGCAGAAGTAAGTGCAGAAAAACGTATTTTAATGGGTGCAGTTTTAATTCCTGAAAAACCAATTTACAGACGTAATGGCGAAGATGAATATTATATTTATTTTTCAAAAGAAACAGTAAACAAAGCAAGTCAATTATTTTTTAAAAATGGTAATCAATCAAATTGGACTTTAGAACATAGCAACGAAATAAAAGGATTGACAGTTGTTGAAAGTTGGATAGTTGAAGATTTAGCAAAAGATAAAAGTGCTTTATATAATTTAAGTGTTCCTGTTGGTACTTGGATGGCAAGTGTAAAAGTAGATAATGACGAAATTTGGAATGATTATGTTAAAACAGGAAAAGTAAAAGGACTAAGTTTGGAAGGATATTTTGCTGATAAATTAGAAAGTAAAAAAGAACTTGCTAAACAACAAACCGAAGAAGAATTGTTAATTGAAAAAATAAAAGAAATATTAAGAAATGAAAACTAAAAGTAAAACAAGTCCAAAGAACGGAAACAGAGGTTGTTTATGTGCAGATAACACATACAAAAAAGAATGTTGTAATGGTGATTTACAAGCACAAGGTATAGGTGCAACTACAAATCAAAATGCAACACCATCGGTTAACAATATTGATGGAACAAGGACTATTGTAAGAAGTAATGGCTAACAATAAAATTATAACAAATATTTATAACATTAATTTTAAAAATAAACAAAATGAGTACATTAAAATCCGTAGGCAACAAATTATTTGCTAAAACAGAATTAGCATCACACAAAGTAGAATTAGCCGTAACAGATGAAATTTCAGCTGAATTAAAAAACATTAAAACTTTTTTAGATAATGCAAATAAAGCAGACGCTGTAGTACAAAAATCTGTAACAACGTTAAATTCAAGTTATAAATTTTTTGCAAATAATCAAGGTTTTGCAAAAGGTAGACTAAAAGTTGTTGATGGTTTAAGAAGTAAATTTGAAAAATTAGGAACTGAATTAGGTTTAGATGTTAAAAATAGCGAACCTTATAAACAAATTTTAAGTATGTATGATTTTATTTCTCAAATTGACGACACTTTAGGGAATATGAATGATGCAATTAAGTCTATTGGAAAATAATAATTAAATTAAATATAAATGTCGAACGTAATTAACCAAATTAAAACCTTATTGGGAATGGAAGTAAAACTTGCTCAAATGGCTTTAGAAAATGGTACTATTATCGAAGCTGAAGTATTTGAAGCAGGTGCAAGTGTTTTTATCGTAAACGAAGAAGATAGAATTGCTTTACCTGTTGGAGAATATAAGTTAGAAGATGGTATGATTCTAATCGTTGCCGAAGAAGGTATTATTGCTGAAATCAAAGAAGCTAAAGTTGAAGTTGAAGAACCTGCTGAAGTTGAAGTTGAAGTAGAGCAAGAAATGGCACAAGAGCCAACTGCAAAAAAAGTAGTTGAATCTATTGTTAAAGAAACATTTTTCTCTAAAGAACAAGAGGAAATTGAAGCATTAAAATCAGAAATTGAAATGCTTAAAAAAGAGATTGAAGAATTAAAAGGTGCAAAAGAAGAAGAAGTTAAAACTGAAATGTCTGCTATTGAACCATTAACTCACAATCCTGAAGCTAAAAGTGAAGTTAAATTAAACTTATACGGACAAAGTAGAACAAGAACTACTTTTGATTCTGTATTATCAAAAATTGTTAAATAATAAAAATTAAAAAAAGATGCCAACTACAACATCAATTACAACTACTTATGCTGGTGAATTTGCAGGGAAATATATTTCTGCAGCTTTACTTTCTGCTTCTACTATCGAGAATGGTGGTATTGAAGTAAAACCAAATGTTAAATACAAAGAAGTTATCAAAAGAATTGCAACTAACGATTTAGTTAAAAATGCTACTTGTGATTTCGATGCAACTTCAACTGTAACTTTAACTGAAAGAATTTTACAACCTGAAGAATTCCAAATCAATTTACAATTATGTAAAAAAGATTTCCGTTCAGATTGGGAAGCTATCCAAATGGGATATTCTACATTTGACACATTGCCACCTTCATTCCAAGATTTCTTGTTAGCTCACGTTGCTGCAAAAGCTGCTGAAAACAATGAAATTTCTATTTGGAGAGGTGTTAATGCTACTGCAGGTCAATTTGATGGATTAGTTACTTTAGCTACTGCTGATGCAACTGTTATTGACGTAGTTGGTACTACTGTTGATGCAGGTGATGTTATTGCTGAATTAGGAAAAGTTGTTGATGCTATTCCTGCTACACTTTACGGAAAAGAAGATTTATATATCTACGTTTCTCAAAACGTTGCAAGAGCATACGTAAGAGCTTTAGGTGGATTTGCTGCAAGTGGTTTAGGTGCTAATGGTACAAACGCACAAGGTACACAATGGTTCAACAATGGTTCATTAACTTTTGACGGAGTTAAAATCTTTGTGGCAAACGGATTGGCTAATAACTATATGATGGCTGCTCAAAAATCTAACTTATACTTCGGTACAGGTTTATTAGCTGACCACAATGAAGTGAAAGTTATTGATATGGCTGACATCGATGGTTCACAAAATGTAAGAATCGTAATGAGATTTACTGCAGGTGTTAATTATGGTGTAGGTTCTGAAATTGTACTTTACACTCCAGCTTAATTAATTGAATTTATCTTTTAAAAGGGTGGTGGAATAAACGCCACCTTTTTTTTATTAATCTTAAAAATATATATAAAATGGCTTGTGATTTATCTTTAGGTAGATTAGAAACTTGTAAAGATTCAGTAGGTGGTTTAAAAGCTGTATATTTTGTTAATTACGGAGAAATGGGTGCTATTACTTATGATGGTACTAATACAGATGTAATTGATGAAATTCAGTTAAGTGCAGACGCTTACAAATATGAATTAAAAGGTGCTTCTACATTTACACAAAATATCAATAGCTCAAGAGAAAACGGAACTACGTTTTTTGAGCAAGTGTTAGAATTAACATTTAAAAGTTTAAGCGTTAAAGACAACAAAGAGTTGAAATTAATGGCTTATGGTCGCCCTCACGTTATTGTTGAGGATAACAACGGAAACTTCTTTTTAGCAGGTTTAGAACACGGATGCGATGTTACAGGTGGTACTATTGTTACAGGTGGTGCTATGGGTGATTTAAGTGGATATACTTTGACTTTAACAGGAACTGAAAAAGTACCTGCTAACTTCTTGGGTGATACTTTAGCTGGTGTTGGATTTGTTGTTGTATCAGGAACATAATACAAATTTGATTTTAAATAATTAAGGGTAGTTTAAACGCTACCCTTTTTTTTTGTTTATACAATTTTACAATTTATTTATTTTTAAATAAAAAAATGATAGTATTAAAAGAACAAGAAACGGCACAAAATTTATATGCTACTATTAGTGGTTGTGGTGCTGATACTATTATATTAATAGATGAAGAAACTAACGACGAAACTATTATTGAAACTATATTTTCAATCGACAAATATTACGCAGTTGCTTCGGTTGTTTTACCAATAAAGCAAAAAAAATTCTATACATTAATAATTAAAAATGGCGAAGAAATAGTTTACAGAGATATGATATTTTGTACTAATCAAACCATAGAAACATATACTATAAACAAAAATGTTTACACTTCTAACGTAAGCAATAACGATTTTATTATTTATGAATAATATACACATTTTAAATTTAAGTGCTTATTCTTCTCCTGTAATTACAGAATCTAAAAATAAAGATTTTGTTGAATACGGCGAAGATAACAACTATTTTAATTACCTAATAGACAGATTCCTTTATTCGTCTACAAATAACGCTATTATAACAGGTATTACAAATATGATTTACGGAAAAGGTATTGACGCTACTGATTCAAGTCGTAAACCAAACGAGTATGCTAAAATGCGTTCTATTATAAAACCTAATTGTTTAAAAAAGGTTGCTTTAGAACGTAAGTTATTAGGAATGGCTGCAATGCAAATTGTTTATGAAAATGGTAAAGTTAAAATGGTTGAGCATTTTCCTATGCACACTTTAAGAGCAGAAAAATGTAATGACAAAGGAGAAATTGAAGCGTGGTATTACCACCCAAATTGGACTGAATATAAAAAGAGTGATATATTAAAACGTATTCCTGCTTTTGGTTTTGGTAATAAAAAAGAAGTTGAAATATACATTATAAAACCATATTTAAGCGGTTATCATTATTACACACCTATTGATTATAGTGGTGCATTACCTTACGCTAAATTAGAAGAAGAAATTTCTGATTATTTGATTAACGATGTAATGAATGGCTTTAGTGGTACAAAGGTAATTAACTTTAACAACAATATACCACCTGAAGAAAAACGTCAAGAAGTTGCAAGTGATGTTAAGCGTAAATTAACAGGTGCAAAAGGAGATAAAGTAATTGTATCTTTTAATGCAAGTGCTGAAAACAAAACTACTGTTGATGATATTCCATTAAACGACGCACCTGCACATTACGAATATTTAGCAAAAGAATGTTTTGAAAAATTAATTGTAGGGCATAGAGTTACATCACCTATGCTTTTAGGTATTCGTGATACAGGTGGCGGTATGTCAAACAATGCAGATGAAATTGAAACTGCAACAAGATTAATGGACAATATCGTTATTAGACCATATCAATTAGAAATCATAGAAGCATTAGACGAAGTATTAGCATTTAATGATATTGCTTTAAATCTTTATTTTAAAACTATTCAACCTTTGGAGTTTGTAGATGTAAATACTGCTGATGCTGAAACTAACGAAGAAGAAACAGGAATTAAAATGTCTAAAGTTTGTTGTGCTTCACATACTGATTTAGATGATGATGTTGCAAATAGTTTAATTGATTTAGGCGAATATGCTGATTCTGATTGGCTTTTAATAGACGAAAGCG